CCCGCTGGTGTCACGCATTCTCTATGTAATGGACCAGGCTGGCTACATCGATCTGCCGCTCAAGGTCAACGGTGTAGAGGTAAAGGTCACGCCGGTGGCTCCTCTGGCTCAAGCCCAGAAGTTACAAGAGGTAAACGATATCGTGCAGTTTATGCAGATTGCCAACTCTCTAGGCCCACAGGGTCAGATGGCTCTCTCGATCCCAAGGATCACAGCATTCATTGCCGATAAGATGAACATCAAACAGGACTTGCTCACCACACCGGAAGAGCAGGAAATGATGATGCAACAGATGCAGGCGCAAGCAATGGCCGAACAAGGGCCGCCGACTGCTGATGATGGTGGAGCAACAATGGAGGCGATGCAATGAGTTCACCCGATGGGTGGGAAGGTTTAACCCAAGCAACAAGTGAAGCACCAAGGGCTGCGGAAATAGATATTCTGTATGGCAAGGTCTTCAAAAGCACAGAGGGACAACGTGTCCTAAGTCACTTGCGCTCGATTACTATTGAGCAACCGTCTTGGATTCCTGGGGAAGATGCGAGTTTCGGCTATGTTAGGACAGGCATGGCTGAGATGGTTCGCATGATTGAGAAAAGAATAGAAAGGTCAAACAATGGCTGAAGCAATGGCAGAACAAATGGGAGCTGATGCTCCAATGATTAACGTAGCAGAGCCGGATGCTCCACAAGAGGATGCGCCGGTTGCGGTACACGAAGAGCCACAGGGTGAGCCTGTGAGCGCAAATGATGATAGCGAGCCTTTAGAGCGGCCAGACTATTATCCAGAGAAGTTTTGGGACGAGGACGGTCCAGATGTTGAAAAGCTGGCAAAGAGCTACGCAGAGCTTGAGAAAAAGTTTAAAGCCGGAAAGCATAAGGCACCGGAAGAGTATGATGTATCTGCACTTGCGGATCAGGGTTTGGACTCTGACGATCCGACTGTCGCCGTATATCAGGATTGGGCTAAAGAAAACGGGATTAGCCAGGGCGCATTCGAGGATCTCGCAGGCCGTGTACTTGCCTTGTCTAAGGATGAGCAAGAAAGCGTACAATACGATCAGCGCGCGGAGATGGAGAAGCTAGGGTCCAATGCCTCTGAGAAGATCCAAATGACTGAGCGTGTCTTGATGAAGGCTCCTCTGAACAACTCTGAGCGTGAAGCGATAGCGTATTCCCTTAACAATGCCGATGCTATCAATGCTTTCCTAAAGTATCACCAGGCGATTACGAATGAGAACATTCCAATCAAGCCCACGATTCAGCAAGAGACCATGAGCCGACAAGATCTTGATGTTGCTATCTCTGATCCTCGCTGGCAAACCGATGCTGCTTGGCGCACTCAGATGGAGCAAAAGTGGTTCCAATCGCAGCAAAAGTGATAGAGACTTGCAATAAATATCGCTTGCGTGTATTTTAGCCGTAACGGCTAACCGTGCTCGGCCCGTTAGATGTAGTAATCTACTGGTTGGCGCGGCCATAACGCGCAAGCGACCGCCCGAACCTCGGATAACGGAAGCGTTTAATTGAAACGCAAAAGGAGGTTTTTGCAAATGGCGATTAACGTCTCAACCGCGTTTGTTGATCTTTTCGATTCTGAGGTCAAACAAGCGTATCAAGCCGAATCTGTGCTTCGTGGCACAATGCGGACCCGCACCGGCGTTGCCGGTAACACTGTTAAGTTCCCAACAATCGGTAAAGGTGTTGCTACGCTCCGCGTACCACAAACCGATGTTACTCCACTTAACGTCACATACGGCCAAGTAACTGCGACAATGGAAGACTACATTGCAGCAGAATACTCAGACATCTTCCAACAGTCCCACATCAACTTTGATGAGCGTTCTGAATTGGTACAGGTTGTATCTAAGTCTATTGCTCGGCGCATGGACCAGATCATGATCGATGCTCTGAACGCGGCCACTGGCACATCTACTGTTGCAACAACAATCGGTGGTGCTGGCACAAACATGAACATCGAAAAGCTCCGCGCTACTGCGAAAGCTATGAACGAGAAGAACGTACCTTCTGAAGGCCGTAACTTGCTCATGCACGCTTCTCAGCTCGATGCTTTGCTCGGTGAAACTGAAATCACAAGCCAAGACTTTGCTTCTGTAAAAGCTCTTGTCCAAGGTGAGATCAATACATTCATGGGCTTCAACATCTTGACAATGGGCGACCGTGATGAGGGTGGCATTCCGAAGCCTTCTACTCGCACTTGCTTTGCCTGGCACAAGGATTCCATGGGCTATGCTGAGTCGATGGCTCAGAAAACCGAAGTCAACTATGTCCCAGAAAAGACATCGTTCTTGGTTAGCTCCATGTTCTCTGCTGGTTCCGTCTCAATTGACGGCGAAGGCATTGTCAAAATTTCTTGCACTGAATAAGGAGAATAAGACATGGCATTCGCAACAGCAAATTGGGCAACCGTTGGCGCTTCTAAGAGCGGCAATGCTCCTGCAATCTATAGCTACAAATCTTCTGGCGATAACAAAGCTGCTATCGCTGGCTCTGGCTATTTCAACACAGTTGAAGCTCTTATCACTACTGGTGATTGGATCTACACATACGGAAGCGATGGCGGTCAAACGCTTGTAGCAACCAACACGGCAGGCGTTATCACAACGGCTGTAATCTAAAGAAAGAGAGGGCTGGTTAAGGCTGGCCCTCTCCACCCTTTACGGAGAACGATTATGGCTGCTGGTGATACCTCACTTTCTATCTGCTCGGATGCACTAATATTGCTGGGCGCTTCTCCGATATCTTCGTTCACAGAGGGATCTGACTCGGCTCAAGCTTGTGATCGACTGTATCCAGATCTCAGAGATTCCTTGCTCTCTAACTATCAATGGAGCTGGAGCGTTAAGAAGGTGCAACTGAACCGCCTCTCTACTGCCCCCATTGATGAGTGGAAGTATGCTTACCAGATGCCAGGGGATATGCTCTCCGGCGTTTTGGCCCTATTTACAAGCTCTGGCATTGGCGAGAACCCTGTCCGGTATGGATGGGAAGTTTACGGCGATCAGCTATATACAAATTTCGAGAAGATTTTCATCGACTATCAAGGTACGATTGATGAGAGCAAGATGCCTAATTACTTCGTGCGCCTTCTCCGCACCTCTCTCGCTGCTGAGTTAGCGTTTACAATTACCGATCAGATCAGCAAGTCGGATTACTTTCGGGCTTTGGCATACGGATCTCCTGGTGAATCAAACCGTGGTGGGCTGATGCGTGAGGCCATGAACATAGATAGTCGTGGCAAGCCGCCACAGATCATTGAGGATTATTCTCTTATTGATGTGAGATACTAATATGCGGATTATGCAGTTCCAAACGAACTTCTCGGTTGGCGAGCTTGATCCTCTTATTCGCGCTCGCACCGATCTGGAGCAATATCGCAATGCTCTTGAGGAAGCCACTAACGTCATTATCCAGCCCCAGGGTGGTTTTAAACGCCGTGATGGCATGAAGTTTATCTATGACTTTGGCTCAAGCTTTACTGACTTTAAGGTAATCCCGTTTGAGTTTAGCGTGGATGATAGTTACCTTTTGGTGTTCGTCACTCAAAGGATCTACGTCTTTAAGGCTGGTGTCTTACAGACTAACATCAATGGCTCCGGTAACGATTACATTACGGCAACAGACATAACCACAGCAATGCTCGATGAGATCAACTATACGCAAGCGGTCGATACTCTCATTCTCTGCCATGAGGATCTGCAAACGAAACGCCTGGTGCGTAACGGTGATACGAGCTGGACGCTAGAGAACCTGCCAATCACAAACCTGCCTCAGTACGCATATGCCTTTGATACGCATATGCCCGACTTTTCGATTACGCCAAGTGCATCTAGTGGAAACATTACTATTACCGCATCTAGCGTAACAACCGATACTGGAACGGCGCAAGGCGGTGCAGCGGCTACCATTACGCTAAAGTCTTCGTCAAGCTATACGACTGACGATCAGCCAAACGGTATGTTCATAACATTAACTTCCGGCACTGGATCGGGTCAGACGCGGCACGTTGAGGATTATACTGCGTCAACAAAAGTTCTTGCTGTATATCCAGCGTGGGATACTGCGCCCGACAGCACTACGGGTTATAAAGTAGAGGCATTTGCGCCTGCTGCCGTTGGAGAATACGCCCAAGTCACAAGCACATTTGGCCGCGCTCGATATGTTGAGTATGTTTCTCCGACTGAAATGAAGGCGGTAACGGAAGTTGCATTCTTTGATACCGATGAAATCACTGCTGGATTTTGGGAAAGTGAGCATGGGTATGAAGATGTTTGGTCTAACACCCGTGGCTGGCCGCGCTCTGCTGCGTTCCATGAGGGCCGGTTATACTTTGGTGGCTCTAAGTCTCGCCCTAATACAATTTGGGGCTCCGGCGTAATTAACTACTTTGACTTCGCCGCTGGTACTGGCCTGGATGATGAAAGCGTTGAGGCAACGATTAATACCAATCAGCTCAATACAATCGTCAATCTATTCTCTGGCAATGACTTCCGGATCTTCACGACCGGCGGTGAGTTTGTAATCTTGCAGGGAACGAATGAGCCGATCACTCCATCGACATTCTTTGTACGGCCACAGACCCGCCTGGGATCAAAAGCTGGTATTCCAATCGAAGAGCTGAATGGCGCGTCAATCTTTATTCAGCGCCAGGGTAAATCAATCAACGTGTTTCAGTTTGGCGATACGACTGCATCTTACCAGGTGCGCAACATATCAGCCCTAAGCTCTCACTTGCTCAAGAACCCTGTTGATATGGCTGCGCGTAGAGCTGCGTCTACGGATGAGTCTGATCGTCTGTTTGTGGTAAATGGCACTGACGGATCTATGGCGGTTTACTCTATCCTGGTTGGTCAGAATGTTATTGCTCCCAGCCGGTTCGTTACGGATGGCGAGTATATCGCTGTCGGTGTCGAGGTTGCAGATGTTTATGTAATCGTTAAGCGCACCATAAATGGCTCAGATAACTATATGCTGGAGAAGTTTGATCC